GCTAGTAAATTAAATTTACTCAGATATGAGTGGATTTGGGAAAAAACTGCTGCAACAGGACACCTTAATGCTAAAAAAATGCCAATGAAAGCACATGAAAACATCTTAGTTTTTTACAAAAAACTTCCTACTTATAATCCTCAAAAGACTACAGGTCACAAGCCTGTAAATAAGTATACTAAATACTTAGATACTCAAAATAATACTAATATTTACGGAAGAGTTAATAAAGAAGTGAGCGGGGGTGGATATACAGATAGATACCCAAGGAGTGTATTAACATTTCCTAGTGATAAACAGAAGTGCAAGCTTCATCCTACTCAAAAGCCTTTATCATTAATTAAATACCTAATAGAAACATATACTAATAAAGGTGATTTAATATTGGATAATGCAGCAGGTAGTGGAACAACTGGGTTGGCAGCTAAACAGCTTAATAGGGATTACGTTTTAATTGAAAAAGACCCTCAATATTATAATGTATGTTTAAAACGAGTTAACGAATAATGACAGGCTGCCAGCAAATACAAAACATGCTTATTAGAATGGAAATACATGATATTTTCATAATCGAAGGCAAAAGAACAAGCAATAGAAATATTGAATTTTTAACAACACAATTTAAATACGAAGGAACATGGTTTTTGTAAGATATTTTTTGAGAGTCGTTTTCGTGATAGTCGCAATAACTTATATTATTGGTTTATTCCCTTTATTCTACTACAAGAGTCTTAAGATAGATATTAAGAACGATGTTCTTTATAAAGAGTTTAGTTCAGAATTTGAGGGGTGGTGTGTGATTATATTTGTATCACTTGTTTTATGCTGCTTCAATACTGCTATGTGGTGGGCAACTATAGTTAAGATTAATGAATTGATTAGCTGACATTATGGAAAGATTCCCTGAATATAACAGAGAGATTTATAAATTGATAAACCATTACGCTGAAACCAACCAAAAAAATGTAAAAACTGTTAAGGTTAGAACAGAACCTAAGATACAAAGGAATCAGCCTTGTATTTGTGGTAGTAATTTGAAGTATAAAAAGTGTTGCGGAAGTAGCAAACAAAAACAAACAAGATGAGTAGAGAAGAAAAACTAACATTTGAAAATTTGGCGCCTTATTTGCCTTATGGGTTGATAGCAGAAATGATAATGTACAAATGCGATTATGTAGGTAAAAAATACGACATAATTAAAGGTGTAGAGCAATGGTCTAAAAATGGTGACTGGTGTCTTTTAACAGAAGGCGGATCTAAACCACCCCTTGATAAAATAAAACCAATTTTACGCCCACTATCAGACTTAACCAAAGAAATAGAAGTTGATGGTGAGAAGTTTGTACCATTAATAGAGCTTTGTAAAATATATCTTCCTGATGAATGTAGATTAGGGGTTCCGTATACTTGTAATGGTTACACGATAACATATGGAGGCCTTACTTTTGGGTATACCAGAGAGGAGGGCTTCTGTGTTAGTGATAAAGATTATCACGATTTAAATCAATTAACATTATTCAAAAAGCTTTACAAATGGCACTTCGACCTTGAGGGACTTATCGAAAAAGGACTAGCTATTTCGTATAACGAAATAAAATAACTATATTCCTTTTATGGAAATTTTTAAAAAAATATCAGGTTTTGAAGGTAAGTTCTTAATAAGCAATAAAGGGAATGTAAAGAGAGAAAGCTACAAAACTAGAAACAGGCATGGTGAGTATTTTATAAGTGAAAAAAACAAGAAAAAAACCATATCTAGAAGTGGTTATTATGTTTGTTCTTTAGCTGGTAAAACATTTCTTGTTCATAGGTTGATAGCTTTAGCTTTTATTCCAAATCCAAACCTATCAAAATATGATTGTATAAATCACATTGATGGTAATAAGTTGAATAATAATTTAGACAATTTAGAATGGTGTGACAGGAAGCAAAACAATATACACGCATATAAAACTGAATTAAAAAAAGGGTATTGGAAAGGTAAAAGTGGTTTTTTGAATCATAGCTCTAAGAGAGTTGAGAAATATGATTTAAATATGAATCTTTTATGTGTTTATGGATCGGCAAGCGAAGCTGCAAGGTTTTGTAAATTACATCAATCATCAATATCTAAATGCGCTAGAGGCGAAAGAAGTAAATACGCAGGGTTTATATGGAAATACAGTGAATCAAAAAACATTAACACTTTAAATAAATAACAAATGGAAAAAGAAGTTGTAATGATAGTAAAGTCCCCTATTAGCTGTACAGAAGAGCAGTTTGAAGAGTGGGTAAGATTTGAGACTGGAAACAAACACTGTATTAGTTATTCAAACCCACTTCATGAATATGAACTAGATGCCGAACATATTGAATTTAAATAATTAAACTGGGGTATGTTTAATTGGTGGGTTTTCCTCGGATCTTAACAGGTTCGGGGATTTTTTGTATTTTAACAGTATGATCGCGAAGATATCAAGAGTACTTACACAATTATGTTTTTTTTTAGGAATAAAAACAAATAATTGGAACTGCATGCAGATGATGTTTGGTAAACATTACTTAGGAGTAATAGTATTAATTATAATTATTACTTTTGTTATTATTTAATATACAAGAATATTAAACATAATAATATTATAAACGATTTAAGAAATGGAAAAGAAAGTAGGTAGACTATATAGATAGAAATATATTAAATAATAATCTTAATAATTTAAGGATAGTAAGTCATAGATAAAATTGTATTAATACAGCAAGGTATAAATGCGGAGTTGTTGAAGTTGGTAATAAATACAGGTCTATCTTTACTGTTAACGGCAAACAAAAGCATTTAGGTTATTTCTCAAACAGAGAAGATGCTATAAAAGCTTATAATAAAGAATTAATGAAATATGTCTAAACAAGGTAGACCAAGTAAGATTGGTAAGTTTATTGAAGTAGCTGAGGAAGTTCTTTTTAGAGAGAATTTAGTATTGCTTACTGATGAAGAATTAGTTTTTTTAATTAATGAAGAATTAGAAGAAAAAGATAAGATTTCTGATAGGACTTTCGCAAGGTGGAAAGCTAAGGATTTTGATAAAGATAATACTGATGGTGCAGTTTTTGTCATGTTAATAAAAAAGGCTCTCATAAGTCAGAAGGAAAGCTTGTATAAGAAGATGATGGGTGATGATAGAGCATGGCAAAGATTCGCTTGGATAATTGAGAGGAAGTTTAGTGAATGGAATCTTAAGATTATTACAGAGAATAAGAACGAAAATAACAATACTCATACAGGTGAGATAAAGATTAATTATAATGTTCCTAAGAAAGATTAGACTTTGGTTGATTAATGTTGAATTAAGAATAATTAATGACTTTTAATGAATATAAATCTTAATCCATCAGCTAAACAACATGAAGCATATCAAAAGCTAAATGATGAAACCACTAAAGAAGTGTTATACGGTGGATCGGCTGGCGGAGGTAAATCGTGGCTAGGTTGTGAATGGTTAATTATTAACTGTATACGTTATCCTAATACTAAATGGTTTATAGGACGTGAAGAATTAAAGAGATTACGTTCTTCTACATTTCAAACACTTCTAAAAGTAAGACAGTTTCATGGGTTACCTCAAGACTATTGGAGGTATCAAGGACAAGATAACTATATTGAGTTTCCTAATGGCTCTAGGATTGATTTATTAGATTTACAACACAAACCATCAGACCCAATGTATGAGCGTTTCGGGTCATTAGAATACACAGGTGGATGGATAGAAGAGGGAGGGGAAATCAACTTCGGTGCTTATGATGTGTTGAAGACCCGTATAGGACGTTGGTATAATACAGAATACAACCTATTACCTAAGCTTTTAATAACTTGTAACCCTAAAAGAAACTGGATGTATGACGAGTTTATACAACCTTATAGAGCTAATAAGTTACCTTTAAGTATGGCATTTGTACCAGCCTTAGTTACTGATAACCCTTACATTGATAAAGAGTATATTGTTAACTTAAATAACATTAAAGATGAATCTAAAAGAGAGCGTTTACTTCATGGTAATTGGGATTATGACAATGACCCTACTAGGATATACTCTGATGATGGTATTGAGAATTTAAATACAAACGAATTTATTAAGCCTGTTGGTAAAACTTATATAACTTGTGATGTTGCTAGATTCGGGGCTGACAAGACTGTTATAATGGTTTGGGATGGATTTGTGATAATTGATATTTACATTATTGATAAATCAGGTATTGACGAGGTTGTTTTAACCATTAGGCAGATGGCTAATAAGTATAATGTAGCTAGAACTAATATTGTAGTAGATCAAGACGGAGTTGGAGGTGGTGCTGTTGATATTTTAAGAGCTAAAGGGTTTACAAACAATGCTAAAGCAATAGTAAATAAATTCAAACAAGAGAACTACAAAAATTTAAAAGCTCAATGCTATTTTAAGAGTGCTGAAAGAGTTAATAATTATGGTGTGTATGTTTCTGCTAATGTTGCTAATAAGTGTTGGCAAGAGTTGAAAGAAGAGTTAGCAGCAATTAAACAGGATAAGCCAGATAGTGATGAGATTAGACTTGGTATAATACCAAAGGATAAAATAAAAGAAAGTATAGGTCGCTCACCTGACTTCTCAGACTGTTTTATGATGAGAGAGTACTTCGAACTGGCAAAAAAGAGTGTTAGAGCAATAGCTTAGATTATGAGTAAATACAGGATAAAAGAACATGGTGGAGTTTTCTTTATACATAGTACTATTATTTAGAATGAATATAAATAACAATATTATTTTTTTATTACATTCTTTGATTTATATTTGTGTTAACGTTGAACGTTTTTTTAATTGCGTTTAATTATGTGTTATGTTTTGTTAAATTTTAAATAAAAAATATGGAATTAAAAGAATTGATTGAAAAATGGGAAGAGCAAATTGCGATGCATCGTAGAGTAGTAGAAGACCCTTTAATGTTTACGAAAGAAGATAGACAGAAATCTTCGCACCAAACACAAGCACTTTGCGCTATTATGGAAGACATTAAAAAATTATCTATACCACGTGTTGTGGTTAGTGATGCCGATATTGCTTTAGCTGCTGTTTCGGAAAACGTTGACCTTATTAGACTAAAACGATTTATTCAAGGTGCAAAATGGTGTAGGCAACATTAACCACAACGCCCATATAACAGCCGTTTTAATGGCGTTATTTTAAGTTTGTAATATTTTATTATATTTGTTACCCATGAAAGTAAAACAAAACACTAGAAACTCTCACACAGTATCATTTGAATCACTTAAAAGAAAGGCTAATTTTAGGATAGCTTTATTGTCTGATCTTCATTGGGATAATCCAGACTGTGACAGAGAACTTTTAAAGAAACATTTAGATTACTGTTTAGAGAATGATATTAAGGTATTATTGAACGGTGATACTTTTTGCCTTATGCAAGGGAAGTATGATCCTAGATCTTCTAAAGGTAAAGTTAGGCCTGAACATCAAAACCCACGTTATTTAGATGCTGTAATTGAAACAGCTGCAGAGTGGTTTGCTCCTTATGCTGAAATTATTATAGCTGTAGGTTATGGTAACCATGAAGCTAGTATATTAAGAAGGCAAGAGACTGATGTTATTCAGAGATTTGTTGCGTTATTAAACGCTTATGCTAAACCGGAGAACAGTGTCTATGCTGCTGGTTATACAAGTTGTTTAAGAATAAACTGTAGATGGAGCACAAAGAGTAGTGGTTACGATATTCTTTATTTCCATGGATCTGGAGGAGGTGGTGTGGTAACTAGAGGTGAGATAAACCTTACTAGATTATTAACTGCTTACGAAGGGTTTGATATGTACACAATTGGTCACGTACATGAGCTTAAAGAAACTAATGTAAGAACTACTTACAGAAATGCCACTGGTAAATTATGCGGTAGAGATGTTTTACTTACAATCACCGGAACTTATAAAGATGAGTATAAGGAAGGTTATATGGGTTGGCACGTTGAAAGAGGTGCGCCTAATAAACCTATAGGGGGTAAGATTTTAGAAATTAACTGGCACAGAAAAGATAGTGGTATAGAAAAAGTTGCTAGAACTTATAATTTTCCGATGGTATAATGAAAAGAACAGACATTATAAATAGAGAAATTCAAAATAACGGTTATAAAACTTATTTAGAAATTGGTGTTGATGCTGGTCAAAACATTAGAAAGATTAACATAGATAACAAGTTTGGTGTTGATCCTAACCCTAAGAGTAAAGGAGCAACGCATATAATGAGTTCTGATGAGTTCTTTAAAACTAATACAGATACATTTGATATAATATTTATTGATGGTTTACATGAGTATCATCAGGTAAATAGAGATATTATTAACTCTTTAAACTGTTTAAATTCAAATGGAACTATTTTGCTCCATGATTTGATACCTAAGAGCGAAGTAATGCAGCAAGTACCTAGAGTTAGTAACGAATGGACTGGAGATTGCTGGAAAGCAATGGTAGATATTAGGAAGAGTTTTAATTTTTTAACATTTACTATTGATACTGATTACGGTGTAGGTTGTATTAAACCAGATTTAGAAGCTGATAGAGATTATGATATTAAAGATTTAGAATATAATTATACTAACCTAGTTGAAAATAAGAAAGATTGGCTAGGATTAATAACTGTTAGTGATTACTTAAATTTTTATTAAATTAGCGTTATGGAAGAAAAAGAAGTAAAAAAGGTTGTAAAGAGACCTAAAGCAAAGAAGTCTCCTAAAGTGGATTTGTCAGAAAAGTTTATCGATATTATTCAATTAATTGAAAAAACTGTTAAAGAAGAAAGAGGTAGAAGTTTAAATACTTCTTCATGTGCAAGATTAAACAGAGCTAAAGCAGATTTAAAAGTTATTGTTAGAAATTTACAACAATGATTAAAGTAACTATCCTAGATAAGTCATACAGCATAAAGGATAAATGGGAAGATACTACAGTGGTAGAAATGCAGAAAGCGCAAGACTACATTGATAGTATGCCTAAGTGGTTATATAGCTACATTTATTCAGGTGATGATAAGCATAAAGAGGGTGTAACAGATGAGAAGTTATTGACTTTTTATATTGATTGGATAGAGTTGTTTTCTGACATTCCTAGAGTTTTTCTAGAATCAGAGGTAACT